TGTTATTTCGCCGCCTTCACGCGGGCACGATGCCGCCGCTGATATTCCGCCATCTTCGACGGCGCCGGCGTATTCGGATCCTGTGGAGGCCGCCCGCCCTTCTTGCCATTCTCGCGCCCGCTCTTCGTCTTCGCGGCTGATTTCGCGAGGCCGCCCTTCCGTCCCAACATAGCGGCGGCCGCTGCGATGATGCGTTCTTCCGGTGTGGGCGTGACGGACATTACGGGCGTAGTATGCGCATGGCGGTTTGTTTTCGTCAAGCGGGGGGCGTATCTTGGGGTATGCGCGAGGCGCTGTTACTAGACCTAGTGCTGGCGGCCATCGACGCGGGCGTCATTAATTGCGAGGCCGATCTCGCGCGCCTCTACACCTGGCTGCTTAGGGCAACGTCACGCCGATCAGGCGCAACAGCAGGATCACAATCACGATCACGCCGACGACGCGCACGACGACCTTAATCGGCGCCGGCATCGGGATCATGCTCTCGACGAGATAGATGATCACGCCGACGATCACGACGGCGAAGAGAATCGAGATCATGTCGCCTCCTATTCTGACGGCCCGAAGCGTTCCGCGAATTCCTCCGCGCTGATGACTTCCGCCGCCGCGCCCGTATAGCGGTTACTGATCACCCAGTCGGTCAGCAGGAGCACCGCCCAGCCGGTCGGCAGGAGCACGCGCGCCGCGCCGTCGTTGAAGAGCGGCGGCAACCCTTCGCCGGGACTCGGATCGATCACCGCGCCCACGGGCAGCTGCCCTTCCAGATATTGCTCGCCGTAGATCTTCAGCGGGCGTTCGGTGTGCGGTGCCTGGTTGCCTTGCGGCGGGAATGGTGCGGCCATCGGTGATCCCTTCCCTGTTAGGTGACGATGTAGGAGCCCTGAAAGATCAGCAGGACGCCGCTCATATTCGCGTTCGTGAGCTGCGTCCCCGTGGAGGCGTTCAGCACATACACGGCCACGCCGCTTTGCGGCAAGTGGATCACCCGCGTCGGCCCGTAGGTCGTATGAAACCCGGCATTGATGCCCGTGTTGCTGAATGGGAGCCCGCCGAGAAACACCGCCGCGCCATTACTCGTCGTGGGAAACTGCACTTGCGCCCAGATCGTCAGTAGCCGGCCGCACTGCTGATACTGCCCGAGGCTCCCGGCCAGACTCAGCCCGGCCCCGCTCTGATCCGTGGGCGTCCACGTCTGCACGGGGCCAACGAGCTGGTCGATCGGATCCAAGAGCGTCGTCGCAATGGCGGCTTTATTCCAGACCGAGCCGGTGAGGTTCGATCCGTCATCATCGACCAGGGCATTCCACGGGGCGCGATTAATCGCCATCAGGCATCCGCCTTTCGAATCAGCATGCGTAAGACGGATTCCAGCGACGTGGAGTTATTGCTTGCCGTCACGGTGAACTTCGGCGCGAGCCCACGGATCCCCAGCTCCGTGATCCCGACATCCTGAATCGTCAGCGTCTCGTGTATCGCGGGCGTCGTTACGTTGATCGTGACGTCCTTGCCGCTTTTCGTTTTGAGGTCGCGCGACGCATAGGTGACCGTCGCGAGCGGCCGGCTGTAGAGCTGGAGCTGCGCATCGCACACTTGGATCAAGCTGGCTTCCGATCGCCGCTCGTCGCTCCAGATGTGCTCGTAGATGCCATCGCCGCCGCCATCGAGCGCCGCCATGTAGGCTTGCGCGGCGAGGTCGTCCCGCTGCACCCACACATGGATCGGACTGTTCCGGATGATCGCCTCGATCACGCCTGACACGCCGACGAGCGCGGGCGCCGCCGTGATCGTGCTGTTGTAGCTGATGCTGGCGACAATCGCGCCCGGGCCGCTCGCCGGGACGCCCGTCAGCGCCGTCGCGGTGCGCCCCGTATAGCGCACCACCTGATCGCCGTTCCCGATCACGGCCCACCCGCCCGTCGTGGCGAAGGGCGCGGCGTTCGCGACGATGATCGTCGTCGCACCCGCCGGCACTTGCCCGCTGGGTTGCACGAGGCCGGACGTGTCGACCGCCGGCGGGGGCGCGCCCAGCGCGCTATCGGGCACAAAGTCACTCGTCACCTGGGTCGTATTGTTCGTAAACGCCCCAAGGAATTGCAGTGGCGTGACGTTCGCTTTCGACCGATACAGGCGCCGGTCGATCACGCCGACGCCGCCCAAGGGGGCCGTGACCTGCACGGCATTCGCCACGGCGGTATTCACGCTCGGCAGATTCGCGCCGAGCGCCGCCGTCGCTTTCGTGTCCGTGTAGGTCGTCGCCGTGTTGTTCGCGATCGTGTCGACGAGCCGATACGCGGACTGCCCCGGCGAGAAGCGATACAGCCGGCGCGCGGTGACGTTCGCCGGGCCGGTGACAATTCCCGCGACCGGGATCGTCTGATAGCTGGTGCCGCCCGACGTGTCGACCGTGGGCGCGGCCGCATTCGCCGCGACCGACGCCGTGGTGTCGATGTAGGACGCCGGGCTGTTATGGCCGATCGTGGTCAGCAGCCGGAACGTCGCGCCGTTATCGGAGCGGTAGACCTTCCGCCCGACCGCCCGCCCATCGGCCGATGTCGGCACCGTCACCGTGGCCGAATCGCCAGGGGGCGTGCCGATCGCGCCTTCCCCGGCCCGGACTGCGCCCAGACTCGCCTCGCTCGCCCCATCCCGATAAAACAAATTCGGCAGGTTATCGGGGATCGTCGTGACGAGGCGCCAGGTGCCCGCCGAGTACCGATAGAGTTTCCGTCCCGTGGTGCGAGCGTCGGGGCTGGTCGCCACATACCCCAAGACAATCCGCGTCAGCAGGGGATCCGGCGGGAGGTCCACCACAAGTTGCGGACCGAGGGCCGACTCATAGCCGCCCACGAGAAACGACAGGGCATACGCATACACCTGATCCACGATCAGTTGTCCGCCGGATTCATAATCGACCGTCTGTGACACAAAGGTTGGCCCGGGCGGCACGCTGGGCGCGATCGACGCACTCGCCGCCCCCGGGAGCGTTTCCCCGCCCCCGGCGATCGTGACCGTCGTCTGATACCGATAGCTCACGCCGTTCGCGAGATTCCCCACGACTTTCCGGAGCGTCGCACTCGTCGCACTGGGACTGGGGACGCTAGTTCCGATCGTCGTCGTCACCCCTTGCCACGCGGGCGGCGAATCGGTTTCCCCACTGGCCGTGACGAACGTCACCGCGTAATAGTGCGTCCCGGCATCGACGGCCCCGCCGGCTTGCACCGCCCCCGGCACCGGGGGCGCGCTGGGCGTGGCGGTGGCGCCGACCGTGATCGCCGCGATCGGCCCCGGCAGGGATTCGCCCGCCGCGGTGACGAACGTGTAGGCATACCGATGGACGCCGGATTCCACGCCCGCCGCATCGAGCAGGGCCAGCCCCGGCACGGCCGAGGGTGCCGCGCCCGGCCCCACGAGGCCGCCCCCGCCGCCGAGCTGGACGCCCGTATACGTCAGGACGCGGGACGCCGCGCCTTCGGGCGTGATTCCCGCGATCGCTTGGCCGCCGACCGGATTGAACATCTCCCCGTTTTCGAGGGGCACGACATCGGTCGCCGCCGCAATCGACGCGACAATCCGCGTGCTCGCGCCCTTCCCGAATACTCTCGTTCTGACTTGCGACTTATCGAGTGCCCAGGTGATCTGCGGGTCGTGCAGGAAGCGCCCAGGCGTATCGTCGATCGGATCGGGAGATGGTCCCGGCGGTGTGACGAACAGGTAGAGCGTCTTGTTCTCGAAATACCAGTAGCCGCCGATCAGCTTCGCGAGCGCGGTGAGGCAGCCTTTCATGCCGCCTTCCGAGCCGTCGAAGTTAATCGAGACGGCCGGGAGGTTCGCTTCCACGCCCGTACTGGAGAAGCCCGGGGCGAAGCTCGCGATCAAGTCCGCCGCGATCGTGGATGCCGAGACGTTCACATACGGCCGCAGCGGGCGGCGCCGATTCGCCCGCGCGGTATCGTCGATCGCCGTGACCGGGTGCAGCACCGTCGCGGGCCGCCCCTTATAGGTGCGCTCGACCGTCTGGAGTTCGCCGTTGAAGAGCAGTTGCGGCGTGGTGCTGTTGATCCAGACTTCGATCGGCGCGCCCACATTCGGGGCCGCGCCGTAAATCGTCAGCGCGCATGTGTTCGGCGCATCGAACACGAGATCGCGGATGGTCATCGACTTGTAGATCACGCGCATCGCGCTGCCCGGCGCCGTCACATCGATCCCGCCGATGATGATGCGGATGTGCGACAGGCGATCGTGCGCCAGCGCCGCCGTTAGATAATTCAGGCGGAAGTTATTCAGCCGCGCGGTGCCGAGAACGGCTGGCTGATACGCCATCAGTTCACCAGCGAGCCGCGTTGAATCTGGCTGCTAATCGTCTCGCCGACTTTGCGCGCGAGCCCGTCCTGCGTGTCGACCATGTTGAACGTGTTCGTGATCGTCGGCGTGCGCTGCGCAAGGCCCATCGACAGCGCCCACGTCAAAAAGTCTTTCGGCGGCCCGCCGCCAATTTGCCCGCCGAGCATGCCCCCGCTGGGATTCTTGCGTTGATATTCGGCGAACACCGCCTCAAAGCCGCCGAGGCCATAGGTGATATTCCCGGTGTTAATTGGGACTGGCGCGTTGCCCGGTGACATTTGCGTCATGCCCGGCGCCACCTTCGCGGCTTCGGTCACGCTACGAAACACCGTGTCCAGCTTTTCGATCTTCGGCACGATCGCGTCGACGGTGCCGCCGGTCAGTTCCAGCATGGTCTTAAATTGATCGCCGTTCTCCGCCGCCACGGCGAACTGTTGGCCAACCGTGCGCATCCACGTATCGAGGGATTGCGTCTTGGGTTCGAGGGCGGCGAGCGTCGTGAGCTGTTCTTTATAGGCTCTATCGAGCGCGTTGATCTGAATCGTCGACAGGTTGCCCGCCGTCGCGATCGTCGTGAGGGATTGCCCCATCGCGATATACGCCGTCGCCGTCGCGGCCGCCGCCGGCTCAATCGTTTTGAGGGTGTCGCGCCAGCCGCCGCCCGCTTGATTCAATTCAAGTTGCGCCGCGTTGACTTTCTTGATGTGCGCCTCTTCGGCTTCGTGCCAGCCCTTGAGGATCTTCGCGTTCTCGGTCGCGCGTTGGGTGTAATACTCGATTGCCTCCCGGCTGATCCCGTAGTGCTGCGCGAGCTGTTGCACCGTGGAACTATGGTTCTTGAGCTCCGCGGTGATCTGCGGCATATCCGCTTTATGCGCCGTGATCTCCCGGTTCCAATCGGCGACACGTTGCGCCCCGGTGTTGAAACTCTCGGCGACTTCTTGATTGTGTTTCTTAATGATCTGCATCGCCGTGTCGAAGTCTTTGATCTCCCGGCCGGCGATCTGCGTGGCACGGGTGAGCACGTCCATCCCCGCCGCCGCGCGTTCTGCCGTGAACCCAGACCACGTGTCGACCACGCCCGCGATCGCTTTATCGAGCCCCGTAAATTCAAGGGCCATCGTCGTGATCGCATAGGTCGCCGTGCCCACACTCGCCGCGAGCCCGAGCGATCCCCAGAGGCCGAGCTTCTCGAACGTGATGCCCGACACGTTCCCCAGCTCCTGAATCGCCCGAATCTGCGGGCCAATGTGGACCCCGAGCGCGGCGAGGGTTTTATCCGCCACGCCCAAGCCTTCGCTGAACTCGCCCATCGCGCTGTCGGTATGCCCCGACGCGCTTTCGAGATCCTTTAACTTCACGACGGACTTATCGATCTCGAAGTGGAAGTCGGAGAAATCCGCCGTCATGACGCCGGAGAGTTGCGCCATTAAACGAGCGCCCCCTGATCCTGCTGGCGCGCCAGCACATCTTCGATCAGCACTTCATACACGGCTTGCGGCAACGCGCGGATGTCGTCGTAACTCATGCCCATGATCTTGCACAGCGCGAGTGTGGTTCTCATGCGGTCACGGGTTCGGGGATTGTTTTTTTTTCCTCGACGGCGCGGCGATTCGCGCGCAAGTGCGGCGCGAGCGCCTCGACGATCTCGTCCATCGTCGCCGTGTCGAGGTTGCGCAACGTCGCGCGCCGTTCGTCGACGGATTGCATCGGGCTGTAGGGAATCGGTTCGTTGCCCGCGCCGACGAACGACCAGCCGACGAGATACGCGAGGATCACCGGCAACGTGCGGGGCGCGGGTTCGGCTTCGAGGTCGAGCCCTTCGCCCGCGTTCAATTCTTTTTTGACGGTAATGAAGTCACCGTCCGAGAGCGGTAACCGCACCGACTCGGGCGTGACCATCCGACAGCGACCCATAAGACTCGCCTCCTATTGCTCCGGGGATCCCAGCCGCGCCCAGACGTTGGTGTCGCCGATCGAAATCTCGTGCACCGGCCACGCCCAATACCCGCCCGCGCGGGGCGCCGTGAACAGCAGCGGGCGTTGCCGGGCTTGGAATTTATCGACGCGCGCGATCGTCGCGGTCAGCGTCCACACGGGGTCGGCTGGCGATCGGGCCACGCGCCACGATCGCAAGTCCACCGCCACGCCGTAGCCCCACAGGATCGCCCCTGCGGTGCCGTGAACCGTGAGCGAATCAAACACGCGCTTATGCGTGAATGCCCGCGACCCACGCCGTGCCGTTCCAGTTGCAGGTGCTCGCGTCGCCGAGCCGCATGTATTGGCCCGTCACCCAGTTCGTCGCCGGGTTGGCGGTTTTCCCCGTCATCGCCGCAAGATTCGCCGGGGCGGCGGCGCCCGCTGGCGTGAACGTGCCGGGCGTGCCCGCTGTCGCGCCTGTCGCGGCGACTACCGGCTTCATCGCGAAGGGGCCGGCCGCCTTCCACGATCCAGAAACTTTGGGCGCCTGGAGGCTCGCGTCGATGCTGGCGTCCATGTAGGCGAGGCCCGACCACGCGTAGGTGGGCTCGGTGCTGTTCGGGACCAGCTCGAGCAGGCCCGGGGTCGTCGCTTCGGCCGCCTTGAAGAGCGCGAGTTCCTGAGAGTTCCAAAATCCACTCAGCGAACCTTCAGAATTCCTGAGACCGGGGACATATACGCGATTGGTGTCTTGGAAGCAGGTGACGTCCTCATACTCTGTGCTGAAATCGCCCTGCCACGCGTTCAACGAAATGATCGGCACGGCCGTCACGCCCGCCTGATCCCACTTCACCTGTCCATAGCGCCCCGTCAAAATTGCCATCGCTGCACCCTCTCTTTTGTCGTTAACGCGCCGTTAAGGACGTCACGCCGCTTCGTCGTGCTTGACGATCAGTCCCACGGATTCCAGCAATACGGCGAGCTTCTGATACATCCAGCGGCGGTGCCGGATCATCGTCGGCACAAACACAGGGCGCGGGACGCCCTTGACGCCAAACATCGTCCCGCGATTCCATTTCTTTCTCGTTTCGCGCGGCTTGAGTTTCCAGCCGTTCTCATGCCACCAGGCGTGTGGCGACGTGCTCCGGATTTGCGCCGCCACGGCGAACGCCCCCACGTCGAGCGGGAACACCTTCACGCCCTTCTTCAGTTGGCCAGGCGGAATCTTGCGCCCGTTGCGCGAGTTCCCCGGCCCCGTCGGATACTGGCTCTCCACGTCTTTCGCTGCCGCGTAGGCGGTGTCGAGCACGATCTGCGTCGCTTGCCCCTTGAGTTCCTCCGGCAGCTTCGCCAGCGCGTCTTTCAATTCGGCGATCCCTTGCAGCGTGAACGTGGCCTGGATCGGCATCACATCACCAGCGGCACGGCGTGGCAGGCCATCTCGACGCCCCGCATCTCGACGTTCTCGACGCTGGTGATCGCAAAGGTCTGACTCCCGAAGATCATCCGGGTTTTCGTCGTCACGCCAGGGTGAAAGTCGCCGCGCACGAGATACGAGGCGGAACTGATCGGCGTGCCCGCGACGGGCTCGATAAACACGCCGATGTCATCGCCCGTGGTTTGCGCCAAGCTGACGTGCCACGTCGCCGGGTCCAGATCGGTCCACGTGCCCGCCGGCCCCGGGTTCTGCAGCGTCACGACATGCCGCCAGTCTCCGCGCGCCATCAGGCCACCACCGTCGGATCGCGATACGCCGCGAGCAGGGCGTAGATCTTCGGCCACACGTCGGGCTGCGATCCGTCGCCCCGGTCCTCATACAAGAACGCCGTCAACATGTGGATCGCGTGCGTCACGGCGGCCGGCGCCGTCGCCGCCGTCCACGTCGGATCGACGGCCACGTTGAGATACCCGAGGATCGCTTCCTGCGCCGTGGCGAGTTTCTGTGTCACGTCGGCGTCGTGCGCCGTGCCGGTGATCCGCAGATGCACCTTCGCCTGATCGACCGTCCAGAGCGCCGGCAGCGTCACGCGCGAAAATTCCAGCGTCATGGCACCACCACCTCCTCGACGGGCTCAGCGGCGAGGGTGTTGGCGGGTTCCTGCCGCTCCGCGAGCGACGCCACCGGCCAGTTCTGCTGCTGCAAATACGGCAACTCGCCTCCGGGCACGGGCGGCAGGTCGTAGAACGTTGCGCGGACTTCGTTCGGCGACATACCCGAGACGATGGCCTTCTGCGCCGCCGCTGTCCGTGTCGCGGTATCCATCCAACTCAAGAGCGTGTCGTCAAATTCCACCTTCAGGGAGAGCGGGAGTTCCAGACCCGTCGTCCACCCATTGGTAATACTGATCATGTAGGGCTCAAGGCACGCCTTGTATTGGAGTTGCGAGGCCTCCGCATTCGCATACGGCGGCTGCTTCGCGGAGTTCAACAGCGAAATGGGAAAGCGAAAGGCTTTCGCGATCGTCTCTTCCGTCCAGCCGAGTTGCGCAATGAGCTGCGAGTCCGCCGCCGTGGTCGGCATCGGCACAATCTGCATGCCGAGTTCCAAGATCATCGTGCCGCTCGTCTTAAACTTGAGCGCTTGTTCCTTCGTCCGTTCCGCCGACACCGGATCCAGTTTCGTCGGCGCCACGATCGCAAACGGCGATCGGCCGCCACCCGCAAAGAACGCAGAACTGCTCGTCTGGATCGCCTGGGCCTGCGACACGGCCCCGGCCACGGCATAGAGCGGCGAGAGGCCCATCAGCGGATGGAAGAAACAATTAATCCGCGCGTGGATCATCTCGTGCGCGGGAATCACGATCGGCTGCGACGCCTCCGGCATGCCCGCCAAGTCGTTGCTTTGACACTCGTAATACACGCTGCCATCCGGCGCGGTGAGGACTTTCACGCGCGCGGGATCCAGCACATACAGCGCATCGACCACACCTCGAAGATCGCGGTGCTTCAACTGATACGCATTGCCATAGAGCAGCAGACTCAGGACAACTTGTTCGGTGAATTGCTGCGCGGTCTGATAGCTATTGGGCGTGCGCAAGACCGGCGTATAGGCCGAGTTGGACGTTTCGGCCCAAAAGCCCTGATCGTCACGCTGCAGGAGGAGCGGCGGCGCGATCTTGCCGATGTCTGCACTGATCGCCGACACGCAGCCGAAGACGGACGGGTTCGCGAGCGCGGATTCCGTCGTGATCGGATCGTTCTTTTGCCACGCGCCGGTATACGGTTCGTCGACGATCGTGCGCCAGCCGCCACCGCTCATGGTGAGCGGTGACAGCGGCGCCGCCGCTTTCAGCGTGAATTCGAGTTCACGGCCGAAGACTTTGAGTAACACGGGGCGCCTTACGCCCCGGTGTAGGCCGCCGCGCTCAGGTAATAGACGGCCGCCGTCCGCGCTTTCAGCCAGGTCGTGGCGTGCTCGACACGGAACGCGACCTTGTTTTCCTGGAACATCGAGCGATACACCGTGGTATCGATCGGCGGATTCACGGGCGCCGAGTCCATCTGGATCGAGGCTTCACGGCTGACATCGATCCGCAACCCGCCCTGGTTCACGTAGAGGATCGACGGCGTGTGCACCAAGATCACGTTCGACCCGGCCGTGTTACTGATCACCACGGGCCGGCCGTAGAGCGTGCCGCCCGCCGGGCTGACGCCCGCGAAGAGCGGCTGCGCGAGCGCGTTGAGGGACTGCGAGAGGCCCCACGCATTCGCCTCGTTCATAATCCACACGGACTCCGACAGGGGGAGATTCGCCGTGGTAAACGCGGTGACGGCTTTCTGGAGATCCGCCTTCGCCGCCGCACCGGTCACGCCCGAGGCGGCCGCCGTCGCCGCGCCATTCGTGATCGCGGCGGGATTCACGCCCGCGACAGCGGCGACAGCCGGCGTAATGAATTGCGCGTCCAGGAACCGCGTCAGCCCGTCGATCATTTCCTTGCGAATGAGGGCTTCCGCCGAGGGCGACGAATTGCGGATCAGTTCCTCCGTCAGCACGATGATCCCGGCCGCCTTGTGGAACGGCACCGTGATCGCGCCGAATTGCGCCGCCGTGACGGGTTTCGGGGCGCCTTCCCCCACCCAGCCATAGGTGCCGCCGCCGGTCTGGGAATTCACTAACGTATTCGCGGGAACCTCGGTCATCCCGGGAATCCGGCCGATGAGGATCGCCGCGCGCAGTAGTTCCAGAAAGGCGTTCGCCGATGGCGTGATCGGCACCAGGGGCCCCGCCCACGTGGCATCGGTCGTGTTCCCGGCCGCCACGGCCGCCTTAAACATCAGCTCGACTTCGGGCGTGTCTTTGTAGAATTGGGCGGCCTGCTGTGACTTGAACGTGTCACCGTTACCCAGCCCGAGACATTTCACATAGCGGATAAAGGGCACCCAATCCGGCACCATTGACTTCACTTCGATATGCGGCACGGCCCCGGCGGGCGCCACGCGCCGCGCGCTCGCGAGCTGGAGCGTCTCCTGTTCGGCGAGCAGCGCCAGCTTTTTGTCGAACCCCGCGACGCGCTCTTTCCGGGCGTCCATATCGGCCGACGCCAGCAGATCGAGGGGTTCGCTGCCAGAGTCTTCCAACGTTTTTGCCATCCACGCCACGTCGGCCGCGCGCTTCGTCTGACACTCGGTGATCTGCTGTTGAATGGTCATCGGCTTCGCCCTTTCGCCTAATGCGGCGGATTTCACAGTGAGGATGGTGGCTTCGAGGTTCGCGGGCATCGTCACGAGGGACAACTCCGCGACTAGAGATTTCAGAATATGGAATCGGCCGCCGGTCAGCGCTTTCATCTCGACGGGCTTGAAGCCGATGGACGCGCCGCGAATCAAGCCGGCTTTCAGCGAATGCCAGGCTTCCTCGACGCGATCGCGCACCCGGCCGGCATCCGGCACGAAGGGCAGCGACGCCGTGAACGTCACCCCCTTTGCTGTGGGCGTATCGAAGACGACCGTGCCGACGGGTTGCGTCTGATCGTGGTGCAGTAAGAGGGGGAGGGGGTTCTGATACGTGACACCCAGGGGCTCGACGACATCCCCCACGCGATCCATCGTGGGCGTCGTCGCGATGCCGGTGATCACCCGGCGATCGGCATCGACGGACTTGACCGAGAGAACACTATAGGCCCGGTGCATCGGCGCCGTCATGCTACGGCGGGTGCCTCCACCCGGTGTGAATTTAAGAACTCTTAATACGGAATTGCAGCCAGAGGCGCACGAGTTGGGAGATCGTCATGTCGTGCTGTGTGGCGGTTTTACAGATGGTGTCGTATTCCTGCGTCGTCACCCACGCGGACACAATCGCGCCGTCCTTTGGCTTCGGCGTGTCCACGCGCGGGCGCCCGCGCGGCCGGCCGGTTGGGAGCGTCATACCACCATCACCGCGTAGGTGGTATCGCCTTGCCCATCCCGATGCATGACATCGAGCGCCGTCACGAGCGCCGACACGCCGTCAATCCGCTCGGTCGATTTTTCCTTACTCGGCTGGATATTCCCCGCTGCGTCGATTTCGATCGCCACGTTGCCGATATTCCAGCGCATGACGGGGTGCCCATCGTGGTGCAGCCGCCCCATCAGGACCGCCGATTCCAGCGCCTTCGAGGGCGAGGAGAGTTCGCCCTTCGTCTGCCGCACCTTCACGCACGGCCGCGCATCGTCCTGTTCGAGTTGCCGGATCAGTTCGACGGCGTTATACGGGTCATACGCGATCAGGCGCACGTCGTAGCGCTCACAGAGGTCGTTGACATACGCCCGCACGAGCTGCTGGTTGATGTCCATGCCGGGGCACGCCGTCAATTGGCCGCGCCGCGCCCATTCGTCATACGGCACGCGGTCCCGCGTCACGCGCTCGGGGATCCGCCCCGCCGGCACGAAGAAATGCGGCAACACCGAAAAGCCCGATCCGCTGTCATCCGGGAAGAGCGTCACCACGGCCGTCAGGTCTGTCGTGCGACTGAGGTCGAGCCCGACATAACAGCGGCGCCCCTTGAAGGCGTCCCAGTCGATTGGCCCTTGGCAGGCGTCCCAATCGGCGAGCGCCAACCAGCGTGTGTCCTGTTCTGTCCACTGGTTAAGGAATAATCGGCGAAAACTGTTCTCTTGCGCGGGGATCGCTTTCGCCCGCGCGCACGCAATCCGCATATCTTCCAGCGATCGAAAATCCCCGAGCGCCGGGTTGCACGCCTTCCACACCTTCTCATCCGTCCAGTCCGCCTCTGGCGGCGCTTCGAAAATCAGCGGCAGGAATGTTGGATCGAGCTTGGGATTCTCCTGCACCTTCTTCGCGTGCGAATACAGCTCCCACAAGATGGAATGGCGATCGAAGCCGGCCGTGGAGATGATGAGATACAGCGGCTGCGTGCGCCCGCCCATCGACGTGCTCAACACATCATGCAAGCGCCGATCGCCCGCCGCGTGCATTTCGTCATACACGCAGAGGTGCGCGTTGTAACCCCATTTCGTGTAGGCCTCCGCCGAGATCGCGCGATACTTGCCCCCGCTCGCCTCATGCTCGATCCGCTTCTGTGAATCGACGATATACGTCGCCGCCACGAGCGCGGGATCGTTGCGGATCATCTGCGCCGCCACGTTGAACACAATCCCCGCCTGGTCCTTGTCGGCCGCCGCGCTATACACCTCCGCGCCGGCTTCCCCATCAGCCAAGAGCCCATACAGGGCGATCGCCGCCGCCAGCTCGGACTTCCCGTTCTTGCGCGGCAGCATGAGCAGGCACGTCCGATACTGCCGCTGCCCGTCGCGCCGCTTCTTGAAAATCTTCTTGACGATCCGGACTTGCCACGGCCGCAGCTTGAACGTCTGCCCCGCGAACGCGCCCTTGGTATGCGTCAGGCGATT